ATTTATTAGATGCATATTGATTTACGACATCATCAATTTTAAGATAAATTGAATCTGTGTCTGATGCAATGATAAAATCCTTATTATCTGAATTAGTTACTTTATTAATTAATTCATTTAATCTATGTCCAATCCATTGAATAGACAATTGGCCTGACAATGTGATTGCCTCGGCCAAATCAGTATTATAGAATCTAAAATAAGCATTACCTAACCTATTGCGCCGTAAGCAGAGTTCAATTGAATCTTACGAACCAATTGAAAGTTGTGATATTTTGAAATATCAAACTCACACTGCTTACGAAGCAATAGCAATTCCTCCGTAGTCATTTTTGTATAATCTTTTTGCATGTCCAACCTTTTAATTTTCCTTTTCGGATAACAGTTTCCGAAACACTAGATTTCCATAATGTAGTATATGGAATCTGTTTTGTCAAGCAAAATTCTTGTAATCGATTTGTTTGATATTCGTTTCCATATGGATCTTTTATAAAAAACCAAGAGGATAATTTATCTCTCATTTTTTCTTTATTATTTTTCCACATTTCTTTTGAATGTGTTTTCATAAACAAAGAATGTTTTGGTCTTTTTTTACCTATGTTAGAATCTATTGCCTTTTTTAAATTTTGATTAGCTATATCTTTGTATTTTTTATTATTTTTACTTTTTGTATATTTAACAGATTCTGAACACTTTTTTGCTATAATTGGATTTTTCATTGGATTATTATCTCCGTTGAGCAATCCAGAATTGTTTACATAATCCCATCCACCTATTCCACCATGCTTTACGTTATAACATAATGGATCATTTATATGTTCTGCAATCAATTTGATTTCGTTTTGATACATCTCATTTTTATTATCACAATATAATAAAATTTCTCTTTTAAAGTTTTCTTTGCCGTATTTACTTATAGCTTTATTTAATAAAGATCCACTACCAAAATACGAATCATTTTCGTCGCTCGTGGAGTGTGCTCCTATATAATATTTTTTATTTATCAGATTTGTGGTTTTATATATAAAGTATTTTTTCATACAAATATGTATGAAAATACTTATTTCCAATCGCTCTTATATTAAAATTATTTTAGTATTAAGAAATATTTGGTTTTATTCAGGACAGATAACAATTCATTATCACTCAATTTTGAAAGATCGTTCATTGTTACTTCCATATTTTTCTTGATCTTCTTTAATTATTTTTGGCGTTACTTTTTTAACATCATAAATCTTAGGATTTACTGTATGTTTCTTACGCCAATCATCTGCTTCATCAGCACTATTCCAAATACATATAGACTTATCTGATTCCCTGAGCCAATCTTCTTCTTTCGAAGTATTGGTAAAATGCAGACCATATTTCATGTCTGCATTATATCAGAATTAATTGTGGTGTCAATTATTTTATTAAAATCATGGGCCAGTTGGATTTAATTTTTTATCATATATTTCTATGATTCGTTCTTTTCTGGCAAGTTCAAAATCATGATCTGTCATCATGTCAATCAATTCATTGATATTAACCTTTGGTGTCCAAGCTAATTTACTTTTAGCTTTAGTTGAATCTCCCAATAATTGATCTACTTCTGCTGGACGATAATATTTTTCATCAACTTCAACATAATCCAAATAATTCATACTATATCTTGCAAAAGCTTTTTGACAGAATTCTCTTACGGTAATCATCTTACCAGTTGCAACAACATAATCATCTGGTTTATCTTGCTGTAGCATCATCCACATAGCTTCAACATAATCTCCAGCAAATCCCCAATCACGATATGCATCTAAATTACCAAGATATAGTTTCTTTTGTAATCCTTGATAAATTCTACCAACTGCTCTTGTGATTTTTCTTGTTACGAATGTTTCTCCTCTACGCGGACTTTCATGGTTAAACAAAATTCCACAAGAAGCATGTAGATCATAACTTTCACGATAATTCACAGTGAGGTAATGTGCATAAGCTTTTGCACATCCATACGGTGAACGAGGATAAAACGGTGTTGTTTCTTTTTGAGGAACTTCTTGAACCTTACCATACATCTCTGAACTGCTGGCCTGATAATATCGAATCTTTTTACCAGTTTGTTCTTCAAATGTTCGTATGGCTTCTAAAAGATTTAATGTTCCGATTCCAGTTGTCTCTCCAGTAAATACTGGCATATCGAATGAAACTTTAACATGGCTTTGAGCACCAAGATTATAAATTTCATCTGGAGAATATTTTGTTATAATTTTTTGAAGACTATTGAAGTCTGTCAAATCACCAAAATGTAAAAATAATTTTTTATTATAAATTTCTGGATCATTTATAAGGTGATCGATTCTTCCAGTATTAAAAGAAGAAGATCTTCGAATAATACCATGAACCTCATATCCCTTGGATATCAATAATTCACTTAGATATGATCCATCCTGTCCACAAATTCCAGTAATCAGTGCCACTTTACTCATATTAAATATTCCTTATAATTTAAATTTTAGTATTATTACATACTAATGTCAATATTTATCTTACCATTTTTTGTCTTTAATTTCTTGGATACAAAATCATAGACTAATTCTAATGTTTTCAACCCAATAAATCCCATTATAAATGCAGCACCGTATTTACCATTATTCTGTATGGATTCTGGCATGAAATGAAGAGCAATTGGTGTCAAATAGTTGGCGCATAATGCTCCAGCAAATATAGAAGTTATTGCCCTTCCAGGAGTCTGATTTTTTGCTGTTAATGCTAAAATTAACGCACCAAAAAATCCTGCCAACATAAGACCAAGATCTATACCAATTCCTAAAAAATTATCAGTATTATTGCTTTGTCCCTGCATTTATGGTTCCTTATATTGAGTTATACTTAACACATCTTATATAAGGTTTACTAATATATTTATAATTTGAAATATTGCATGACCAATCCAATAACAATATACTGCGGTTGGTCCTCCCAAGACCACAAGACCTATAAATTCATCTAAATCCCAGGGACGATCTGTTGATTTCACGATAAAAAGTGATCTCTATAAGCACGGACTGCTGATAATGCTGCTTGATGATTATCATGTTGTCCTGCTGGTCCTAATTTTTCCCATGGTTGGTTAACATCTACCATAGATTTAACACCATCAGGTCCAAATCTTGATCTCATTCTTGGTTTACTTAATTCTTCTTGTGGAGCAGTTGATCTCCAATTTAACCACCAATCGTTATGAAGTTTTTTTCCCATAATATCAGCAATTTTTGCATGATGCTCGGGTGATGATATCATACGTCCGATAGAAGAATCACTTGATATTAGTCCTTGAAGTATTCTAATGTGTGCTCTGTCTTTATCTTTTTCTGCTTCTGGTAGTTCTTCATATGGAACATGTTGTGCAGCATTCCAGTCATTTTTTTCATTTCCAGGTCTTCTCATCCATTCAGTATGAATTTGAGCAGCTGCTCTCTCCATATTTACCGCTTCTATTAGTATTCTTTTATAATAATTTTTCATTTTACTTTCCTTTACTTGTTGTCAACGAATCTGATAAAATTCTACCATGATCAAATGCTAATTCTGGTAATTTATTTACACTATGCCAAGACGCTCCAACAGCATCGTCCATCCCACGAACTTCTTCTCCTTGTGTGTGCGGAATGGTCACAGTAAATGCGTGAGATTTTGACCATCCCTCTGGATTATCTCTTGGATCTCTTCCACCACCTTCATAAACTCCGACATGTCGTATTAGATGCCCATGATCCTTCATATTTAACTGAAGTCCAGTTTCTTCGGCAGTTTCTCTTACTGCTGCTTCATGTGGAGTTTCTGTATCATGTTCATCTCTCCACACTTCTCCCTTTGGAGTGGATGTGTTGATAAACCCACCAGGAAGAGCAAATTTGCCACCCTCAACCGTACCTTGTTTTCTTTGAATTAATAGAACTTGTTTACCATGCTCTGGGTGATCACGAAACACTGCTAGGTCTACAGTTTTATTTGGTCCACGAAACCAGTATGGATTCTTATTTTCAACAATAAATGTTTTAAATGATTTCATAACTATATTTATAAAAAAAACCCACCATTTATTTCTTTTTCGAAACGATGTTTTCGAAACGATCCTTTTTGCCAGAAACAGTCACATCATCGGTTGGAATCTTTAAATTCGTATTGTCAATACTTCCAGTTCTATTGACTGTTCTATTTCCGATGAATGTTCTAGAAGCAACTGCTGTCCCATCTGGTCCTGTTTTTGTTACTTTAAACTGAGATTTGCTGGGAACATCACGCACAAGAGTATCGACCACTTCTCTGTCCTTTGTATCGAAGAATCCGCGGTGTATGTGTCTTGCATTTTCTCCTGCTTTCATCGCACCAGTTCTTATCAGTTCCGATGTTCTTGTTTCGTCACCAGATTTTTCAACGGTCTTTGATGTTTGTGAAAGATTTGGCACAGGATCGTGTCTCATGGCTCCTGCTTGAAGCCCACCGATTATTGCTAATCCTAGCATTGTTTTTGCAAGTTTATTTTCTTCCAGTTCTTCTTGCTCTTTGATAAATTGCTTAAATGATTTCATAACCATATTTATAAAAAAACCCACCATTACTGGTGGGGGTCAATTCAGATGCGGGATGACCAATCCAATAACAATATACTGCGGTTGGTCCCCCTAAGACCACAAGACCTATGAATTCATATAAATCCCATGGACGATCTCCTGATTTCATGTTTATTAGTTTCTTCTATTGGATATTTATGAAAAGAAAAATAGTTCTATTTTTCTGCTGAAGCATTCTGTAATGTTTCTATTTGAATTCTTTTATGAGGAGCAATAGTTTTTTGAATTTCGCTCCAGTTTGCTTTTAATTCGGCTAAATGTTGTTGAGAAACTTCAGGCCAATTCCATGCATCACCATTAGCAGGAGTTACCAGCGAAATGGTTGGATGATCTTGAGGGGAATCCTGTTTTCCTTCTGGGGTATGGACAAATTTAAATCTTTTACCATAGTTTGTATCCCAATGGTATGGATCTTCGTTTTCATTAATAAATGTTTTAAACGATTTCATATCTTTTTCTTCATTTCAAGTATTCTTCCAACTAAAATTCCAATACAGAAACTAAGAGCAAGTGGTAAAAACAATAGTGTGAATATTATTAGTTCCATAAGATTTTGATCCTTTGTATGATGAACCGTCAGCGGATTAAACATTATTCATCTTTTCCCTTACCCCAACCATTCACAGAATTAATCTTACATCGTGTACAATCAAATTGATTTTTACTAACACATCCACAGGATTCGCATGTATTTTTACTGATCTGTTCCGCAAATCTTACCATTCCACGAAACATTGTACTGCCACCATGAAAATAGAATCTGAGTGATCCATATTTTTCTTTGATCTGGTCAATCACGATCTTATCTTCAATATTGCACTTCTCATTCCATACGTCTGCTTCATGTAGAAGAGTTTCAATAATGGGAATCCAACCAATTCCATTTAATTCAAGATATGGAATTTTAATATTCTTATATTGCTTCTCAAGACGCTCTTGTTGTGCTAATAGTTCCATACATTTTCCATATTTGTCAAAAACTCTATTATTGGCATCATCAAAATCAATCGGCTCCATTTGTTACGGAATCCCAATCAATAGAGTGTTTAGTCTCATCATTTTTCTTTACCTTTTTCTTTTTCTTTTTTCCGAATATACGATCCCAATTCTCTGACCATTTCTTATAGTCAACTGGTCTTCGTGAATCTCCTTTTCCTGCTGAATGGACTCTTGAATCTTTCATGGATTTTGTTCTTTATAAATTCTTTCTACCCATGATAATGGTAATTGTTGTTCGATATCACGTTTATCCTCACCGATATCTATACCAAACAACCAACAATCATCATTCTCAATATTTATTCGTGTGATCTCGTATAGACCAGAATCATCTTCATAAGTGAGATAAACCTGATCACCGATCTTCAATGTAGTTGATTTAGTTCTCTTCATTTAAATACTCTAGTGGGATTCGAACCCACATACTCCAATCGGAGATAATTCCATTATATCATAGAGTACGATTCTAATATCAGTGGATGATGAAGGACTCGCACCTACGAAGTCTAAAGACAGGAGATTTACAGTCTCCCCCCGTTGCTGCTTGGGTAATCATCCCTTAATTTCTACTATTGTCGTAATAGTTACGAAGATCATCAAACTTATAATAAAGATCAATGTAAGCCTTACGAGCAATATTATACTTATCAATATTCTTCATGTCAACATCTACAAAATCTTTTAATTCTTTCATATCACCAAGCAATTCAACAACTTCTTTATTGAATTCTTTCATTTTATGAAGCATATAATTTACATCACCAGAAAGATTTTCAAAAGCCTCATTTATATTTTCTGGATTTGTATTTTCGTAATCTGTAATGTCTGCCATATGATACCTCATGAATGTTCTATTCTATGACAATTAGCACAGACAACCACACATTTCTTAATTTCTTCTTCAAGGATATTTGCTGGTACTCCTGAACGTGCTATGCGGGAGATGTTATGCTTTTTGTCTTGTAGATGATGGAATTCTAACGCGGCTGGATGTAAATTATAACCACATTTAGAACAGCCTCGTTCTGTTTTGATCTTTGCAATATATTCGCAATTCTTTTTTGCTTGCTTTAGATCTTTTTTCATAGATTAAACATCTATGATTATTTATAATAGTCCATTCTCTTCATCGAAGCGAGTGATCGCTTCCAGAGCGTATTTGCTTACTTGACTACGAAGTTCCACAATCTCAGCATATGCCTCTGAAATTGTACGAATTACATCAGGTGGCAGATCTTGCCTTTTGCTCAAAACGCGAAGTTCATAGGCAATGTCTTTCATGCTTCATTCACAACAGGAGTTTTCTTTTGCTCTTGTTCATTCTTACGCTTCTTAATTTCTTGAAGAGCCTTTTCGCGTTGCTTCTCCAAATCAGTATCAATGGCATCAAAGATCTTACCTAGATCCTTTGTGAAGATCACAGACCCATCCGCTGATTGTTTTGCTGTGTCGTAGAATATAGTCCGCATTTCGGTATACTTCCATCGAATATGCTCAAGTTGAAGAGCAACATTGAAATCTTGAGTTGTGATTTCATCTGCCGCAACCATGTGTTGCATCATGGTCATGAGTTTTTGATCACTGATTTCTGTGAAAGGAAGGATCGGTGGTTCTGCCACGATTCCAACACAAGCGGATGCTAAAATTGTTGCGAGTTTCATCATTTTTACTTCCTCCGTCGATTAATTAAAATATCAGCAAGCGCAAGTTTATGCGCCTTGGCGCAGAGTTCATCGCGCTCTTGTTGCCATTTCACATCCTCTGCGCTATCAGGTAGAAAGCGCGATTTCCCGTGCTGAAAGAGAAGTCTTTCGTAATTACGACACACGGCTTCAGAGTATCGCTTGTTCGTTTCATCAAGATACTGGTCGTTGTTCACTTGTAATCCTTGTAGCAGTCCCATCCTCGTAGTTCTGCGGTTTCCTTGAGCGTGTGATAAGTTTTCTTTGTATATTTACAAACAAGTCGTCTTGCTTGATCACGTTCCTTAATCAACTCCTCACATTTATCTGCGAGGATTTCAATGTTTTCAATGAGTTCTTCTTTTTTCATTTCTTTTTTCCAAAACTAAATATAAAAACTAAAATATCCCACAGTAAAAAACATAAACTTGCTGCTAATGCTCCAATACACAATAAAATGTATACTAGAGGATAGAGAACATAGTCTTCAAAAAAGTATTTCATTTTTCGTGTCTGCATAGAATTATACCACTTCCATCACCTTTGTCAATCAGATAGTTGAGATTTGCTTCATCAGTCCAACAACCGCAGTTGAGATAATGAATCTTATCGATCATCTTATCGGCTGGTTCGTGAATATGACCGCAAATTACTCCATCATATCCATGCTTCTCTGCGTATTCTGAAAGATGCTTTTCAAAGTTTCCAATGAACATTGTTGCCTTCTTAAACTTCACTTTTACATACTTGGAAAGTGAAGAATATTGAAGACCCATCTTTTTACGTATCCAGTTATACCATTCATTGATGTCAATCAACCATTCATATCCAAAATCACCGATCTTAGATAAGAATGTTCCGATTTTGTATTTGCATACCAAGTCAAACTGATGACCGTGAAGAACTAGGTATCGTCTTCCATCAGATGCTGTATAGTCACATCTTTCGTGCAGATGAACTCCACCAAAAGATTTTGACTCAGAAAAACGATGCATAAACTCATCGTGGTTTCCCCAAATATAATGGACTTCTCCGTGTTTTGATTTCTTGAGTAAGCGACGAATACAATCTACATGATGGGTCTGAGTTTCAATATCCATCTTGAATGCCTGATTGAAACGCCAAATATCAATTATATCACCCACCAAATAAAGACAAGAACTCTCATCCTTTTTAATAAATTCAGATAAGAGTTTTGCTTTACATTTATTAGATGCTATGTGAAGGTCTGATATAAAAAGTGTTTGCTTCATTTTTCACTTTCTAATGGGATTGGTGGGATTCGAACCCACATGGTCGTAGACCGAGAAATTTTAAATTTCTTGCGTAAACCAGTTCCGCCACAATCCCGAATTATCTCAATCTCGCTCAAGGTATTCACAATAAGAATACATTGCAATACCACTTGCTGTTCCTACATTCAAACTTCTCACACTCCCATACTGCTTAATATACAGGATATCGTCACACATGTCAAGGAGAAGTTTTGGAATTCCATCCTTTTCCTGGCCAAAAATCATGAGAATGTGTTCATGCTTTGGCCATGCATAATGATTGATTGGCATGGCATTCTGAACATTATCGATACCAATAATCCTAACACTTCCTACTCGCTTCTCAAGAGCCTTAACTTCTTCAATTACATCACAGATAGTCTTAACATGCTTGAAGTGAGTATAGTTATGAGTACCTACAGTACCACGACGATCATATTGCTTCTTTCCATAGATCCATACCTCATTTGCCAAAAATGCATTTGAATTACGAATCGCTGTTGCAATATTAAAATCATTCTCAACATTGCTGCAAAGTACAGTAAAGTTCTTTCGCTTTGTATCAAGATCACCAATGATCGCGTTTACTTCCCAATTCTTATAGTAATCAATCACGTTCATGTGAGTATTATATCCTGATTATTTAGACTTGCAAGCCCCTTTTCTTCAATTCGTTATTAATTGCTTCTAGATCTTTCTTGGCTTCAATCATCTTATCTTTGAATTGTTTGCGTTCTTTATACATCTTATCCATGAGTTCTGGAAGAAACCCACGTTTTTTATTTGTATAAAGTGTTCCATTTGCCGCAATAGAACAATTTACTTTCTTTGCCTCATCAAAGCATTTGAATGTTTCTGAATTTTTGTTCTTATTCAAAATATCTTGAATATTAATTTTTCCTTTGAAATTCTTGTTTTGTAAAGTTTCTGGAGAAATATTAAAATGAATTATTAGAGAAGGATATAGGGAATTAACGTCATATGAGACTACCCAATCGTGCATTCCTACCAATGGCTCTTTTACATATGCTCCTGCATATTGTTCATCTTTTACATTATTCTTTTTTGGTGGAATAATAATGCCGTTCTTCTTGAGATAATTATAAATGATAACATCCCATGTTCTGACTTGAGAAAATACATCATTATAATTTACACCAGCAGAATATGCCAATGCAACAGCTAGTTCAATAAGACGAAGTTTTTCTTCAAGACGTTCAACAAGTTCAACGTCTTTGATATTATACTCAATAAACTTCTGAAAATTCTTCTTATAAAAGTCACTCATATTTTCATATTCAGAATATGAAATCTTTCGTTCACCCAATTCAACATAAGCAATATGATCAAGTTTATATGATTCTTGATTTATATAAGTGAATGTTCGATAAAGTTCATAGTAATCAAGAATAGAAATTCCAACAATATCATAGACGACCTTATCTTCGCCACGACTGTTGACTATGCTATCTTTAATTATTCCCCATGGAGAAAGATTCTTGACTTCTTTTTCATCAAGAATTTTTTTGCATCTATTTACAAGATATGGAATATCGAAAAATCTAACATTCCATCCAGTTATGATTTCTGGTTGCTTATCTTGCATGAAATGAATAAATTCTCTCAACAGTTGTTGTTCATCGTGATATTCATTGATGATAACATTTGCATCATCTCTAGTAAAATCACCAAGACAATAAACATATGTCTTTCCCTTAAAACTACACGTGATTGCTATAATTTTTTCTTCTGGATTTTCAATAGATGGAAATCCATTTTCACATGTCGTTTCCATATCGATATACATCACACCGATATCATTGAAATTATAATCACACTCAGTTCCAAATTCCTTTGAAATATATTGATACTTTGCGTCAATATCTCCATGAATTTCAAAATTATCAACATTTTCATATGTTTTCTTAAAATCGTTCATTTCATGAACATTTGTAAAAGTAATTTCATCTGCATATCTTCCGTCTACAGTCTTAAAATTACTATTTTTTGATGAAATCAAAAATAGAGATGGCGAGAAGTTTACTCTCGCCTTTTCTGTTTTTTTATCTGTGATTTGACGTAACAGGATCGAAGATCCTGTATAATAAACATTTGTATAAAAGCTCATACTACCTTCGGATCTTCTGAATCAGGAACAATTCCACCCTTATTATTCCACTCTATATCAATATAATCAATGTCAGTATATGGTGCTGACTCATTCTTATCTTGCATGTATGCATATAAAAGAATAGAGTAATTTATCATATCCTTAATCGTATCTTCTAATTTTTCATTTTCAACTTTGAATTCTTTTGCATCCATAAAAGAGGATAAACGACTCATCTTGTCGAGCATTCGGACAAGCATTCCCTTTTCAGTCGTTGTGATTCCCATGGCTTCTGCTCTAGTAAAGTTGGCAAATGGATCATTTCCAGATTTACCAGCATAGTCATGGTTTTTCTTTTTCATGAGTTCTAATGCTTCATTGCATATTTGTTCATGGATTTTAAATAGTTCTTCACTTCGCATAATTTACTCCAGTAGATCCAAATCCACCATCACGATCACTTTTTCGTTCTGGTCGTTCATTTATGTATTCTATGCCATGTAGTGTCAAGAGTTCAAGTTTACCTTGTGCAATTCTATCTCCATTTGAAATTCTCAACTTCTGCTGAGAGTTGTTAAAGATAGGAATAAAAAGTTCTTGAACATAATCAGAGTCAATTATACCAGTAGAATTGATAAGATTCAATCCCTTTTTAGTAGAAAGACCAGACCTTGCATAAATTTTAACGCAATGAAAATTTGGAATATCAAGCACAAGACCTGTAGGAATCAATGCTCTCCATTGCGGAGGAAGTTCAATAAAACATTCAGAACCTTGTTCCTGAACTGCTAGTTTTTCAACATCATCGTTTGTGGTTGTAAATGCTTTTACTGATTGTTGGTATGGAATATATGCTGAAATATCAAAACATGCTGAGTTTTTTGTTGCAAATTCAATATTTTTTACATCTGGATATTTTTTGTAGACTTTTAGAGTGTTCATAATAAAATTATATTATAAAAAAATTGATATGTCAAGAAAGAATTTCATCTCGTCTTTGTTGAGTCAACAAACCAACCGCGACAAGATAATCCATACCTTGTATCGTCACAGGATCATTTGTGATGATTTCTTGTGCTGCCTGTGCAAGATTCATGAAGTCTGCAACCAAAGGATCTGTGAGTGCAGCAGCACGATATGCTGTTCGTTCTGCTAATGTAAATCGAAGCAAGAATTGATATGCGGTATATCGTTTTGGTAAATTTGGATTTGGGATATAATTCCACTGAATTTCCTGAACATCATCACATGCTTTTACTCTATTTTTTTGAGTTCCATCCCAAACCACTGCCCGAACTTGATTTTCTAAAGTATTTGAATAAGTACGAATCTCATTGATTCTATCTTTGATTTCGTTTTCTTCTGCCGAATCTAAAATACCAAGTGCAGCATTTGACTGCTTATAGTTTGGATACCTCGACAATATCTCTTCGGATGCTGAACTTTTTATTGCTGAGATTTGACTTTCAACAACAGAGGAGAAAACTCTGTTATCAATAACAGTTATTTGTCCATCCGCCCCAATTACTATTTCTTTACTTATACTCATTGTATCACCGATACTACTACGTTTGGTTGCCTTGCAGACGCAGACATCTCTGAAGTACCCCATCCGATTGCTGGGTGTGTGTTGTTGGTAAGTGCAGAAGTAAATCCGTGCGTTAGCGTTGATCCATCTGAACCTAGTGTCATTCCGCTAAATGCATATCTCAAGTGTGTCATTTGTCCGTTATTGAACCATCTTGATCCGTTAGAATATGCATCCCAAGATGCATATGAAGTACTATGCGCTGCCCATGACCACAATGCTGATGCTTTTCCTGATGGGTGATTTAACAAAAATCCAATCCAATAAGAACCTCTAGTCAAACTTAAATTTGGAGTTGCTGCATATCTTTGAAATGATGTTGTTGTTATATTAGTTCCAGCACTTGCATATTTAAGAGTATAAGGAAGACCTGTTGTTGGATTCGTATCATATACTGCAAACATCAAACTTCCTGTATGACCTGATGAAGATGAACCTTGAAGAGTTGCGATTCTTGATAAAGTAACTCCTTTATCAAACATAAATGGGAGCAAGAGCAACATGTAAGAACCAGTTGGACCAAAACTTGCACTATTTGTAATACTAGTCGATACTGTTCCAACAGGATTTAGAATAATATCAGGTGTAGTAGCATTATCAGTTATCATGATATTGTTGCTACCAATGTTTACATCTTGTATTCCAACTATTGTTGTTGAAGACGTGGCATTCCATACAGTCCCGTCCCAAGTCCATGTGCTAGAACCAACGGTATATGTTTGATTGAGTGAAGGTGAGTTTGGAAAATTAAGTGGCATAGTTTATCCCAAATATCTAGTCTTTAAATCTGTATACATTGCCATATAGAGATCGTGTGCTTGTTGCCATTCTCCCCCATTCATATGATTCATAACAGCAACAACCGTATTATAAATGTAAGTATACTCTACAGAAGGATCTGCCAATGCGTTTATTGCAGTTATGATTGCTGGAGAAGTTTGATAATACTCTTGTATCAGATCAGCATACCCAGGAACACCAATGTAATACTCTCGCAATTGACGCATTGCTGTTAATTCTGGTCCGTTGTCTGCCAATCCCATGTATTCTACTACGGTTGTAGTGAGGTAACATTCACTATATTGCTGGAAAGTAATAGTGTCAATAACAGCATTGGCATCACTTTGATTATTTATTCTTATTGTTACAGAATTTGTGTCAAATGGCGGAGCCATCCCGTATCCAATGAATGCAAGATAGTCTCCAGAAGACACAGACAAAGAAGAAACAACCAAAGTTGCTCCGTCATAAAGAGTTGTGAATCCCGACCCGTTGTGTGTTCCATCTGGAGATGGTGTGCCACCATATTGGTTGCTACTGCTACAATATTCAGCAGTTGTTGATGTAGCAGTAGATGCTTTTCTATAACTTACAGTTGGGGGAGTTCCAGATGTTGCTGTAACTGTAAAGGTTAGGGTAATTGCTTCGTTAATACCCAATATTTGTTCTTCTGTATAATCTTGACATGGAGCAACATCATCACATTCCAATGTCTCCGTCCAATTCAATGCTGGAGTTGGAGTGACATCACTAACAGCAGCGACCACTCTTGGTCTACTAGAAGCAATAACACCAAATGGTCTGCTAGGAATAATCATGCGGTCAACCCTCCTGCAATATTGAACACATTGCTACTGTAAGATATAATACTCACAGCAGCGTGTTGACCAGCAGTTCGGCGTTTGCCTTCAAAACTATTAAGTGTTGTTCCCGATCCAGTGATTCCAACTGCACCAGCACCTATTTGAATCACAGTAGTATTGAATCCTACAGGCAAACCTGATGGAACGGTGAGGGTAACTCCACCAGCATTGCTCCATGTAATGATTTTACCATTGTCACTAGTTAATAAAGAATATGTGGTTCCAGTAAGAGCATTGATTGCATTTGCTGTGATTCTAAATCCACCATCAGAACTTACAGAACCTTTAAAATCAAGAGTAGCACCAACAGTATAACTGTTTGTTGATGAATCATATGTGATTCCAACAAGTCCATTTGATGCAACTGGTTGAATCCATTGAGAACTATCTCCATCACTAATATAGATGTATTCTTTACCTGTATCTGAATCCATCCAACGGTCGCCAATAGATGGTGACGCTGGTGCAGATGCTGTATAAGTAAATCCAGAACTCGCTGCCCACGATAAAAGACCAGCACCGTCTGTTGTTAGAACTTGTCCATTGCTACCAGCAGTAGTTGGAAATAAATAAGCACTACCAGCAACATAAAACTGAATTGCATCATTGTCAGGATTAACTACTATTTTAGTTCCAGTATTTACTGATTCTGGATCTCCGATTGATATAGAACCACCAGCACCATTATACTGTATATTCATTCCATCAGCAGAACCATCAGCAATAGTTGAATATATTGATCCAGATGATGCTTTATAAAATGAAAGATTTCCACCAAAAAGACTTACCGTTGAAGCATGTTCATTTTTACCTATATTTGTAGTAGTTGCTGCCTGTGTACCAATATTGATTGTTGTTGCTGTATTATTATAAAGTGATGCTGTTGTGCTAGTAGTGGTTATATCTCCACCGTTTATAGCAATATCTCCAGTAAAAGTAGCACCAGATGCAGTTATACCAACAGAGAAAGATTGTAGTTGTGTAAATGTTTGCGCTGTATCAGTCTTTGCAACATTCGTAATAGCACCAGTAGCACCATTTACCGAAGTAACAACTGCATTTTGATCATGCAAAGTTACAACACCACCAACAGCATTGCCAACAAATATTTTCTTGTCGGCAACATTGACTGCGATCTCTCCAGCAGATAAACCAGATGGAGCAGAACCAGGTGTGAATGAATTTTTGGTGATTACTTTTGCCATATCAAATCATTGCTGCTGTATGAGTAACTTTCTTAACAGACTTCTTCTTTGACTCTTCTTCGAGTAGTTTTATTTTTTCCAACAACTCATTGTATTTAGCATTCAATGAGTTGTATTCTGATATGGCATTGTTCTTCAACGACTCTTCTCGTATACACTTATTCAGTAATTCATTTCTCTCAGACTCAAATTTATTTCTTTCAGATTGAATCTGATTTATTGTTGTATTTGCATGTTGCAAATCATTTGAAAGTAATTCATTTCTCTCAGACTCAATTCTATTTCTTTCAGATTGAATCTGATTTATTGTTGTATTTGCATGTTGCAAATCATTTGAAAGTCGTTGAACTTGATCGCTCTCGTTCTGAATATGACTCTCAAAATCTTTGACTTTATTTTGTTCTATTAGAAGTTTTGCTTCTAATACAAAATTCAAATTCAATAGATCTTTGCATTTCTTTTCAAGAAATGGCAACAACACCTTTTCATTATAATTCACATTTTCCATAAATTAACTCCATGTAATTAGTAAGAACCACCGTCAACTGTTGCTGTGCTATTTGCTCCAAACAAATTATTTACAGTTACTTTTCTATTTGTTCCGTTTGCTCCATCATCAACTATGAGAAGGTCTGACCCAACGATAGTTGTGGTTTCTTCGCCACCATCTATATTTAGAGCAGTAAGCGATACCTTATTTGCTGTAGAAATTGTATCGAGTTTTGTATCAGCAATTGCTGCTGAAGCATTGATATCGGCATTTACGATAACACCAGAACCGATTGCTGCGACACCAGTTGAACCAATTGTGATATCACCAGAAACTTTACTGAATACATATTCATAGATTCTTGTTACTGCTGATTTACGATTTACTTTACCACCACCATCATCAACGATGATAAGATCTGCGTCAGCGAGTGCTGATCCAATGTCAGTCGCTCCATCAATATTGAGTGCTGAGAGAGAAACTTTATCTGGTGTATTAATTGTTGCAAGTTTACCGTCTGAAATTGCTGCAAATAAACTAATATCACCATTTACTATGGTACCAGCACCAATTTGTGCTGAGATATTAATATTTGCTGTACCATCAAATAATGTTGCTGTACCGTTAATATCACCAGTTATACCAATAGTTCTAGCAGTTGCCAATTGAGTCGCTGCATATGCAGTAAATCCTGCTGCCGATGGATCTATCCATGTTGGTGCTGTAGGAGTACCTAAAGAGTTATTTGATTTGAGAATATATCCAGTGGTAGATGGATAAGTTCCAGATGCAACCAATTCACCACCGTAGTCTGCACTTAATGTGTATATTCTATTACCAACATTTCCTGATGCAGTTATAGTATTGGTTGAACCAGCATTTGGTTGCAATATTAATGAAGAACCAACGCGAACATTACCAAATGTTAAACCAGTAGCAACATCATTAGTTACTGTGGCGCGATTCATGAATACAAATTCATTTGCACTCGCATCATAACCAAAGAAACCAGTTCTTCCAGCGGTATCAAAATAATTGAATGCAATACCACGATCTTTACCACCATCAGCTGCGGCAATTGGAACGCCACCAGATGTACCCAAGATAATAACAGGATCATCAACCGTAATTACGTCACTATTTACGGTCGTGGTAGTTCCGTTTACCGTTAAATTACCAGTAACCGTTAGATTGGTTGTTACGTTCAATGCTCCAGGAACAGTGACCGTTGATGGAAGTGATAATGTCACAGCACCAGTAGATCCAGAAACTGTAATTTGATTCGAGGTTCCAGCAAGAGATTGAACACCTACGTTGGTAAATGTTACTATATCTGATGCTGCTGTAGTCGTTAATGCTATACCAGTACCAGCAGCGAATGTTAAAACATCACTTGCGGCATCAGCAGTCAATCCATCTTGACCAGATACTGCGATCTGATTAAATGTATTTGTACCAGCACCAGCAACAGCATTATCAACGTATGTCTTAACGGCATTCTGTGTTGGTATCTTATTATCACTCGAACCAAGAGAAGTATTTGTGTCTACCTCAGCACCAATTCGAATTGCAGGATCTCCTGCTGTTTGACCCATATAAAGAGATTTTAATCCCTGTACATATGCTGGTTCACCAAATGTAAGTCCAGTTGGTGCGCTAGATCCCGTTGTTCTCTTAATCTTAATGGTAGACATGATTAATTATCCTTATTTCTATTTATATTAATATAAACCGCCGTCGATAAGACCCGTGATTGACCCAGAAATATTTAAATTATTTATATTTACTGAATCTGGAAGACCTATTATAATATTTGGACAACTTTTTGTTACTTCTATTTCCCCAGAAGTTCCACAAATACCCAATAATCCAGTACATCCATTTAAAGACCTAACAGCACCATTTAGTGTGACTTTACCATCAGATGCTACATTGAAATCTGAAGAATCGTAATAAGCAACACCACAAACACCAGTGCTTGCCTTTGCAATATTAAAATATAAATCGTTGCCATTTATTTGTGTAGATATTGCCTGACCTGTACCACCACGGAATGTTACAGAAAAATCACTTGCAGACGAAAAGTTACCAGATTGTGCTTTAAGTGTTGTTTTATTTAACCTTACGATTCCATCTCCAGCAATTCTAAAATCCTCAGAATCAAATACAGCAACACCAGCAGCAGAATCACTATATGATTTATTAGTCTGTGCTTTATTTACACTGAAAATAATATAATTTGGACCACATGCACCAATCGACATTGCCCTTCCAGGATACAAGTCTATATTACCTGAAAGACCCTCTAAAGTTCTGACATAAACTTCTACTGATCCAGTTGGTCCAGTAGGACCAGTGATTCCGCGAACATATCCAATAGAATATGGAGAACCTATAATTCCTACAGGATTTACTTGTGAAATATAAAGAAATCCATTTATTACTTCAGCACCAGTATATCCGTAACCAGAAATACCATCCAATCCAGTGGGTCCAGTTGGACCTATACTACCAGTAGGTCCAGTTGGTCCAGTTGGACCCTGAATACCTTGAATACCTTGAGGACCAGATAAAGCAACACCAGGATAAGATGGATATAAAATAGTAGGTGTAGATGTTTTTTCAACTAATAATTTAGTTACAATATTTGGACTAACATTTATAGTTGAGGATGAATTATTATTTACTACTAAATTTTTTGATACTGGAAATGAGGTAATAGATAACTCACCAACACTTTGAAATGAGGTAATTGTTAGTGTGGCGATATTACCTATATTTGACATTATCTCGTTATTTCTCTAGATACCTCAAAACTACCTTCAATTAATCTTGACACTTCTCCCAAAGTATTTGTAATTTCAAAATCATAAAAATGTTTTCCATTTGGAACAAATTTCATTGTATTTGCATCTACGCGCAATAAGATACCACCAGTATAACCAGTAGATCCACTTATAGAAGTATTAAAACTTATACCACCTATACCAGCAATACCATTTGTTCCTGCAATGAATTCACCAGTTATTCCACCACCAGTAACTCCATTGTTACTTAAAAATAAAATAACATTAGAATCTTTTGATGATCGTCTTACTTGCAATTCACCAGTAAAATTTGCTAAATCAATACCAGTTCCACCTTGATATTTGTAATCAAGATGAAGTTTAAATGTTGTTCCTTGTTCTGCGTATATGTCATATCTTGATGCTGGCATAGTATTTTCCTTTAAATATCTGTTCCTGTCGAAAATTCTCCACCACTTATACCTTCTTTAAGTATCAAACATCATCCAATGCTGATTCGTTCAGGCAAAGCCAATCTCAACTCAAACCAAGACCCGTCTGGTTCTAACTTAGATACAGTTCCAATCTCTTGTATTGGCATATCAAGAAAAAAGTATGCGCTATAGAAAATGATATCATCCATATTATGCCTGTGTAAGAAGTGCGCGAACGGTTACTCCACTATATCCAAAACTAGTTGCTGTGTAGCGAATATAATTGCCTACTGTATCCTGTGCCGCATTCCAAGAACTCCAATTAGTTCCATCTGTCGAATACTGCCATGTACCGTAGGAGGACAGAGTGACAGTATCATTCAATAGTTCATTGTTGTTGCTTGC